CGAAGGCGAAATAGTTTTCTACAGTGGCACTTATGCAGGTGACCCAGGCACGTGGGGACTTGTTGCCAGGTATTTTATTGGCAAGCCTTTAGGTTACAGAGCTTTTATTCGTTACAACAATGACGTTTGGGTGATTACAGCTCAAGGCATTGTACCACTTTCCGGATTGATGCAGGGTGATCCAGAAGCGGCTCTAAACATGGTGAGCGCCAGAATTAACCCTATTATTACTGAGTACGCAAATCTTGTTTCTTTTGATCATGAGTGGACTGGTTTTTTCTGGCCACAAGGTCGACGCATTTACGTATCAATACCGATCACAGGTAGCGGCTGTAAGTTCCTCGTTTACAGCATTGATACGAAAGGTTGGACAATCTTTCAGTTGTTTGATGACAACCATGCGTTGTCGAGCTGCGTGTTTCAAAACCTGCCTTACTATGGTTCTTCCCTTGGTATTGTTTGGAAAGGAGAGACAGGGCAAGCAGATGCGGTTACTAGCACTACAAGTCAAAGTATAATCTTCTCTGGCAGAAGTGCGTTTAGCTTCTATAACAGTCGTGGCAATTACAAAGCGTTTAGAGACATAAGACCACTAATGCGCACAAAGCGTGGCATTACCTTGTCTCTTGGCCTTGACACTGATTTCAAACGACAACAAACCGTCACTACAGTTGCGACTCCTGCTGGCGGGTTTACGCCTTGGGGTAGCACTGGAGGCAGTCCTACGTATACGCCTTGGGGCAGTCCTTGGTCCTCAGACGTGGAGTATGTGTTTGACCGGTTTGCAACCAAAGGGCAAGGCCATTGTGCTGCGGTGCGGTTTGGTGGCTCCCTGAAAAACTCAACTTTGCAAATACTAGGCTTTGAAATACGATTCGACATGGGTGGACAGGTATAGTTATGGCACAAAAGAAAGCTACAAAAGGCGCTCTTGGGAAAGACCCAGGCAAAAAAGATGCGACTCCGTTTGACCCTGCTCGTGCGACGAAGCGGGTTGAGTACCTTAAACGTGTACGACCAAACGACCCTGAGATTCGTCGACTACAAGGCAAAATTAAGAAATCAGGTTATCAGGCAAACAATGTAGAAGTGCCACCTACGCAACCTTCTCAGGAGGAAAGAGTCGTACAGGCTGGTGGTGACGTGTTTGAGCAAATGGCTGGATACGCAAAGCAGTTTGACCCACGTACATTCCAGGCTCAATATGAGCCGGTTTACTCTCAGGAGATGGAGCGAGCTAGGCAGAACGTCCTGGGTCAGTTTGAACGCCGTAACGCTGAAGAGTTCGCAAGACAGAGCCAAGAAACAGAACGTTCGATTGCAGAGCGTGGTTTAGACCCTGCTGGCGAGGCTGCTAAAGCGTTAAGAAAACAGACGACCGAGAGGCAAGACCTTGCTCGACAAGAGGCTCTAAGTGCCGCTGAAAGCGCCGCACAAGGCGTACAGCAGCAGATGTATGGTCAGGCTACGGGAACTGCTTTGTTGCCAGGACAGCTTGCAGGTCAGTACATGGACCCGTACATGTTGCAGCAGCAACAAAGATTTGCTGGTCAGCAGCAACAACAACAATTTGAGCAGCAAAAAGCACTTGCGGCACAGCAACAGAAGTATGCTTTAGAGCAAATTGCTAAGACTCCTCGTGGTGGTGGAGGTGGTGGCGCACAGCCAGACTATTGGAGTCAGTATTTAATGGGGTCGCTAAGCCAAGGATATTCACAACAGCCACAAATCAATCCCTACGCCGCAGCGGCGCAAGGTGCAGCAACCGGAGCTACGCTCGGATTAACTAGGCAATTAGGATAACTGTATGGCAGGTGAGGACTTATACAGCGCATTAGGTGGATTGCAATACAGTCCCTACGAGACGCCTTTCGGTACAGCAGCCGCAACTGTTGGCGCTGCTACTCCTGGACTAATCAATCCTTACGGTGGGACGGGTCAAGCCATTGGTATCGCATTAGGTGGAACGTTAATCTCTGCCTTGCTTGGTTATCAGGCACGTCAGCAAGCTGCTGAACAATCCTTACAAGCGGCTCGCTTAGGAACTGCACTTCTTGGTGCTGCAACACCACAAGAGCGTCTAAGCATTATTGAGACTGCACCTGACGCTCAGATGCAAAGTAAATTGCTTGGAGTAAACACGCAGCTTCTTGGCCAAGAGCGTTTAGTTCAGGCTTTGCGACAACAGAAGCAAGCTGAAGCTGAGGCAGAAGCGCCAAGCAAGATGCTGTTAGCTGCTTTGCAAGGCGGTCTAGTTAGTCCGGCAAAGGTAGAACAGTTATTGCAGGGTCAAAAAGTTCCTGGTGTATCTGCCGCAAAGACAGCAGAGCAAACGTTGGCAGAGGCAATTTCACAGCCAGCAGCTAAACTTCCAGAGGTTGCGACTGAAACATTGAAGGCACCTACGCCTCCTACAGTTGAACAGCTTACCGAAGCTGATGCACAGCTCTTGTCGCCAAAGGAGTATGAGCAAAAACAGGCTCGGATTGTTCGTCAGCAAAGAGACTTAGAACTTTGGGGACAGCAAAAGCGATTTGAGCAGGAAAATGCAAAAGACCAAAAGCGAATCTTTCGAGAAGCTAGTAAAGAGTTAGCTGACAGTGCAACAGCAAAAGAGTATGAGCGAGTTGATCAGGCTTTAAAGGTAGCTGAAAACATCGCAAAGAAGGAAAGTCCTCCGATTGGTGATGTGCAAAAATTGATTGCCATAGCTCAAAAAACAATAGACCCAAGTCAGGTTACGCTTGGCGAACAAGAGCTGTATTCTAAGGTTGATCCCTTGTGGACTCGTTGGAACACACAAATAAAATCAAATCTGTTTGGTTCGCCGCAAATTAGTAAAAAGGCAATTAACGATACTGTTGAGTTCATACGCAACATTCACGGCGTTCTTGGTGAAAAATACAACACTACCGCTGCAAATGTGGCAAAACAATATGACATTCCAACTGCGGATGCCATCATGCGAGCACCTCGATACTCAACACCAACAAAAAAACGTGCTCCGACACCAGAAGAAGCAGCAGCGCATTTACGATCAATCGGAGTGGAGCCGTAACCATGGCTGATGAAGTAGACTTTTCTCAGTACAGTATTGATGAGCTTAAAGCTATTGCACGAAGTGCGCCTCCTACAGAGGAAGCAGGATTGCTTGATTGGGCTTTAACAAGACCAGACGGCACAAAAACTTCTATTGGCCAAATAGCAGCAGACATACCGATTGGCGTAGCAAGAGCTGGTGCTGGCCTTGCTGATATTTTATCTCTTGCAGGTCGTTCTTTGACCGGACAGGCATTTCAACGTAGCACTCCAACGTTTTCGGCGGCTGAATCGTTACAAAAAGGTTTGAAACAAATCGGTTACGGTGAAGAGACGCCGTTGCAAAGAGCGGTAAGTTTTATGACGCCGATTGCACCAGCAAAACTCGGACAACAAGCATTAGCCGGGCTTTTGTCTTATGGAGGTGCTGAAATAGGTAAAGAAAGTGGAGGCGTTCCTGGAGAAATTGCTGGTGCCGTGTTAGCTCCAACAGCAGGACAGCTAAGCATATCTGCTCTTCGTGGCGTTGCTCCTATTGCGCAAATCTTAGCAGGAAGCACTCCTGCGATGGAGCGAGCTGTTTCTAGAGAGTTAATTGCTGCTGCGGGTCCAGAAGGTGTGGAACGTTTGCGAGCAGCACAAACTTTGCCGGAAGCGTTGGTGTCTCCCTTAGGGCAACCGATTACCGCAGCAGAAATTGCACAAACACCTGGACTTGCAAGTGTGCAATATCAATACGGGAAAGAAATTCCAACCGGTCAATTACTGACAGATACCGCAGCGGCACGTAAGGCTGCTCAAGAAATGGCGTTATCTGAGCTTGGTCGAGTGCCTCAACGAGGCGAATTAGCCGCTGGATTACGTCAGGTCGCTACACAAGCTGCGGCTGAAAAAGCTGCTAAAGAAGCAAACGTTTTAGAGAGTTTAGGACTAACGGAGGAGCTTCGTCGAGTTACTCCGGCAGAGCGTGGGCAGAGAATCCTGGAACAACTTAATTTAACCAAGGAATCTGATGTTGTTAAATCCATCGACACAGATATTACCTCAAAGATTCCGACTGCCGCTCAAGAACCAAGCAAGCTGGTAAAAGCACTTGGCGAAAGTCTTGCTTCAAAAATTGCTACTGCCAGAGAAGCAGCAAAAGAAGCTGGTCGCACCGCTTTCAAGGATCCTGAGGTATATAACGTATCAGTTGATCTGCCGGATATTCGCAAGGATGTAAAAGGTATTGTCTCAGACTGGAAGCGAGATCCCTCTCAGCGCATTGACGATGCACGAATCACGCAGCAGATAAAACAATTAAAAGCCTTGGCTATTCCAACTAAAGACCTGCCTGAAGGTGTTGTTGCCACAGCTCGCATTGGTGAACTGCACAACATTCAAGTAGAGCTTGGCAAGGTAATTGCAAAAGCTAAAACGGGAGAAGCAACGCCAGGACAAGCACTAGCAAAATCGCTTTATAATTATGTCGGGAACATCATTGACAAAGCACCTGGTTCTGAAAAATTACTAGAAGCAAAAAGCAAATGGCGATCATATTTTGACACGTTTGTATATGATCGAGAACGTCAAAAAACATCTCCGCTTAAAGCTATCATTGGTAAAAGCCCAGAAGATGTTGTTACTTTTCTCACGAGTAAATCTGTCAACGTAGAAGCACTTAAAAAAGCTGGCATTGATCTTACTGATATAGAAACACAAAAACTTAGTGAATTTGTAAATCTCCCAAATGCTAAAAAGAAACTTCAGTGGATTGAAACAAATCGACCAAAACTTTCTGAAACAGGTTTCTGGCCAAGCATTGAAAAGTACGCAGAGCAACTCAAAACTGTTGCTGGCGAACCTTCTACGGTAGCTGCAAAACGAGTTAGTGAGGTTGTTGATTTGGCCCTTCGCAATCCTGAAAACGCTGCTGATATTGTCAGCCGTACTGGTGGTAAAGAATTGCGAGATGAATTGCTAACACGATTAGAAAACCAAGGGAAAAAAGCGCAAACGTATCTTCGTAGCAATTTGGATACGTTCAAAGCTGTATTTGGGTCGGATGTCAATAAAATCTCGGAGTATGCAACGTCAGTTGGAACACCGGACGAGTTTGCTGCATACGCCAAAATTGAAGATGCCACGATTCCAAAAACTATCTTTAGTAATGCGCAACGCACTAAAGATTTTATGGCAAAATTTAAAGGCACCGAAGCTGAATCATTAGCTCGTGGCCGTTTTATAGCGGATTTGAAGCCAGAGCGTGCAGGACTCGCAGAACGTCTCAACAATCAAGATCAGATTGCTCGGGCATTGTTTGGTGATGATTTGAATAAAGTACAAACGGTGGTTAACGACATTGAAAGTTCTCGCTTGCCGTTTGAAAAAGCAACTACCGCAACGGGTCGTCAATCCATTACGGGACAGGTCGGCACTACAATGGGATATATTTTTAGCCAACGTGCGCTGATTAAGAGCATGAAACTTGGCCAAGTAATGTCGCCTACTCTCGCTTTGTACGATCCACTTCAAGCACTTTCTACTTTTGCGGTTGGACGCTTAGGAGCATTACGAGATTCGCAAATGAATGAAATTGCGATTAAGATGCTGAAGGATCCAAAGTTAATTGACTTAGCGGCTGCTCCACCTACAGTTGATAACGTAAAACGTTTCACTGAACAACTTACTCAACTTGGATATTTTGCAACAAAAGCGAAAGGTGACAAACAAATAACCGCACCCGAATCTTCTTTAAGCACAAGTGCAGAAACACCGCAAACATCAGAAACATTAGAAACCGACGAGGTAGACTTCAGTCAGTATTCTGTGGATGAGCTAAAAGCTATTGCTCGAATGGCTGAGAAAACACCAGCGCCAGTAGCACCAACACAGCCTGTGGCCAAACAAAACATCAGCGCATTGATTGCAGAACAACCACCAATCATCCAGGCGATTATCAAGACAGAATCGGCGGGCAAGCCAAAAGCTGTAAGCGGTAAAGGTGCACGAGGACTGATGCAGCTCATGCCTGGAACAGCTAAGGAACTTGGCGTAGACCCTAACGACCCTGCGCAGAATATCGAAGGTGGCACACGCTACTTCAATCAGATGAAGGACCAATTTGGCGATACTAAACTGGCATTAGCTGCGTATAACTGGGGTCCAGGTAATCTCAAGAAAGCGCAAGCAAAGGTTGAGGCGAAGGGTAAGAAACCAACGTGGGAAAATGTATTAAAGTATGTCTCTGTGCCTAACGAGACAGAGCAGTATGTAAAGAAAGTATTGAGTTTAGCGTAGGAGATATATGGGCTGGAGCGGAGGGACATACTCTAAAGGAAATAGCGCCACAGGCGGTTGGGCTGGTGATGCCTCTCTTGGCATTGGCATTGAGGCTGGTCGTCATGACACGCAAGACAATGACTTTGCCACTGGCATTAACAACTGTATCGCTAAGGACGGACAGAACGCTGCTACTGCTGATCTCCCAATGGGAGCGTTTAAGCACACCAACGTAGCTAATGCGACTGCACGTAATAACTACGCTGCTGTTGGACAGGTGCAGGACGGTGACTTCATCTGGCTGGGTACTGCTGGTGGTACTGCTACAGCACTTACGGCAAGTGCCACTCCAGATATTACAGCCTACAAAGCTGGACAAAAGTTTCGACTTATTACCGCCTCTGGTTCGACCGGATCAACGGCAACTGCACATACGCTTGCAATTGACGGATTGCCTAGTCCAAAAAATATCGTGAATAACGAGGACAGCACTAATCCCACGCTCGGCACGTGGGTAGCAGGTGCGATCATGGAGCTTGTGTATGATGGTACTAATTTTAGGATTACGAACGATCCTGGGGGATGGTTGACCTGGACTCCAACGCTTACTCCAGGTGGATCGATGACTTTTACCTCTGTCGTCAGAACAATTACGCAATTTAGAAAAACAGGTAAAACAGTAATTATTCACTACAATATCAATGGAACTACCGGAGGTACAGGCTCCCCCTGGATTGATGTTAGTTTGCCTGTCAATTCGACATTTACAGGCGATTTACTTCCAGTGCTTACTTATGACGCCATTTGGTTAAGTTCTTCAGCTTCTTTTACCTCTGTTGCTGCCTTTCGGCATTTTGCAACAGTCTCGACAGGCATTAATTTTAATTTAGGCACTGGGAAATATATAAATGCAATCGTTTCTTACAGGAGTGTGTAATTATGGACTGGCTAAATTTATTACCGCCACAAATATCTGCCAACGAAGCAAGCGATTCATTTCTTGAACAAATAATTCGACATTATCGCAACACGCAACTTGCCGCATCTGACTGGACACAGCTCCCAGATATTGAAACGGACAAAGTTGATGTTGCAGCGTGGCGTGTCTATCGCCAGGAGTTGCGGGACATGATGAACAAAGGCGTACCACCGAAAGAGATTGTCTTTCCTACGCCTCCAATATGAAGCAGTTAAGGCTTGTCAGAGTTACGGAGCACAACGGCGCTACGTTTGGCGTTCTCTGTATCGACGATGCGCCTGAGTTTGTTACGCTTGAAGATGCGTGGCGAGACAATGAAACGAACATTAGTTGCATACCTCAAGGCCGTTACAAGATAGTCCGGCACAAGTCGCCTAAGTTTGGTTTGGTATACAAGGTTTGTGACGTACCTGAGCGTGAACATATTTTGATCCACGCAGGTAATACCCACAAGGATACACACGGCTGTATTTTACTTGGGATGCAATACGGTAAACTTGGTCCTGAATCTGCTGTCCTTGCAAGTCGGTCTGCGTTTTTGCAGTTCATGGAGAAGATGCAGGACACTCCAGAAGCACAACTGATTATCATTGATGCTTATGGTGGAGGCCGTGTCCATTGACGGAGCAAGATTTAACACAATTCAAAACGTGGCTAGACCTAGCTGTAAAAGCAGCCATTGGCGTTGTCATATCGATTGTCGGAATGGATTACCGGTCTGTGAAGAACAGCTTAAAAGAGCTGGAAGAGTCGAAGTATCGCACCACGATGGAAGTGCAGATTATCCAGGCCGAATTGACCCATATAAAAAGCCAGCTTGAGCGACTCGATAAGAAGCTAGACAAGGTCCTAGACAAATGAGAGTGCTGATAGTGCTGTTGGCATTGATGGCTACGGCACAAGCACAAGGCGCTAGTTACCTTGCCCTGTGTCATCCTTCTACCGACTGCAAGGCCGTTAAACGCACCTGGAGCGGCCAGGATACGATTATTACAGGTTGGCTAGAGCAAACCTTTGGCTCACAGTGCAAGTGCGCTGACGAGCTTTTACAGAGCCGTAAAGCCAAAGTCATACGAGTCCATCTGATAAACTCACCGTGTATGCGAAATGGCCGGTGTGGGAAGTATGAGCTGCTTTATGGCGAGACGGCTGATTCAGCGAGTAAGAAGGTGCGGCGTGGCAATCGTCAGTTTTTGCACAAGTTCGACAGAATAGTTCGTAGGTTTCGGAACCGATTAAACAGAGCGACAGGTAGTGTTCAGTGTTTTGTGTCGCCGTGTCTTGAGTGTGACCTTGATGGAAGAGCTAGAACCCTACTTGCCGCTCGTGTATCTGCTATGCTGCCTGGCTGTAACATTGTGGATAATCCTTTCAGAACCGCCTGTTTGCCAGGGTACGTCTGTGAGAAGCATGGAGCAAGTCCTAGACTTACTGCGCCATGTATCGTTGATTTAGACGGCGTTGATGGGACTGATATAAACGTTGACAAGTTTGCCAAGCGTTATCGACACTGTGACATAGCCTTCTATTGGGAACATTGGATGAACTGTATTCGGGGTCCGTTTGTGGACCCACGGAAACGTGATTGCAAGTACGATAGAAGTATGTACGACTATACAAAGGGTATTTTATGCCATTCTTTCTTGGGTCAATCATTCGACA